AAGGACCAGAAGGTAAACCAAAAAAGAAAGAGATTGAAAAGTTGGTTCTAAAGCGTAGTGGTGGAAAAGCAGTAAAACAAAGACTGAAGAAGTTAGCAAAATCTGCTAGAAAGATTGAAGAACAAACTCCTACAATGGAACCTAATCTTTATAGTCAACAAGTTGCAAGACGCCAAGCATCACAAAAGACTGCACATATTAAACATGTTCATTCTGAACTAGGCGCAGAAGCAAGAGCACAACAGGCACAGAAACGAGCAGAAATGAAAGCAATCATGAGTCGCTAATAAAAGTTACTCACCTCCAAAGTGTCCTAATAATGTAAGCACCAAAACAAACTATGGACTGCTTTGATGATCTTCAGATTGAAGAACTTGAAAACTTTGATTTCGTTGGAGAAGATCTCTCTGATTTGATTGAAGAATCTAACAACTTCAATATGAACGAATACCTTAACGGCAACTACGATTATTGATTATGAATCCTGAAACTTATTCTTTTTCTGGTGACGCTATTACTTTTCTTGGATTAGTAGGAGTCACTTCAACTCTTCTTATTGTTGTAACCGCATTTCGCAAGTTCTTCAATAGTCCCTATAATGTTCGTGTGAATACCACGAATGTAAATGAAAGTCCTGAAGTTTATGTTGATGAAAATGACTGAACAAATCCCTAATGTTTTGCCCCACATTAAAGAACTAAAAGATGCTTGGAGGCGTCAAGATTTTGTTTTCACTAAGCAACAAACTGAAGAGTATGAACTTTTACTCCAAACAAGGCGAGAGAGAGTGAAGCAATTTTATGCTGAAGGACGTGTCTTCAAGGGTTCCTATAAAGCAAAGGAAGAAGAGTTCTAAATACTAAAAAGAGTGTTTAGATACTAAGATGAAGACCTTTAAGGAGTTTATGTCTCTTTGCGAAGCATCTGATGGCGATGCTGCTAGTCAACTTGGTTGGGGTGGTGGTGTTTCCATCACCAAAACTGGTGCTGGTGGTAGAATAGGTAAAGAACGCAAAAAGACTGCTCCTGAGATTCGCAGAGTTAAAGCAGTCGGCGGCGGAAAGACTGAACCAGTTCAGTATAAACCACGCAAAGATGTTGGTCAGCAAAGAGGATCTTCAGCACCTGCACCTGGAAGAGGTAAAGGTGCAACAGAACTGAAACCTGGAACTGCTGGAACTAAAGGAAGTGCTGCAATGACTCCTAAAGAAAGACAGCGTAAAGCATACCTTGAGCGTAAAGCAAAAGAAAGTGGTAAAGAGCAACCAAAGACTGCATCTCAAGCAATCTCTCAAGCAAAACCACAGCAAGAGAAGAAACCAGCAGCAAAACCACGCAGACAGTGGAAATCTGAAACTGGTGCTCCTATGACGAGAGCGGAAAGAGATGCTGCTAGAAATAAAGAGAAAACAGCAGCAGCACAAAAGACTAAGAAATCTTCTAGCGAAATTCTTTCTCAACTTCGTAAAGAGTATGAAGCAGGTGGAGGAACGTGGAGCAATGCTGTTGCTGTTCGTATGAGAGCAAAAGCAAAAGCAGCAGCACAAGCATCAGGAGACTGAGGGTAATTAAAGTTACTCACCTCCAAAGTGTCCTAGTAGTATAGGACGACTTCATTATGGACCGAATTGAAATCCAACGCAAACTCTATGATGCTCGCAATGAGTATCTGAAAGCAAAGAAATCTGTAGAGTTTTGGACTCGTGAGATTGCTTTTCTGAAAGAGTGTGAAAACAACCTCAACAAACCTGATAACTGGTTGTATCAAGAAATGTTCGGTGATACTCCTATCGCTGAAGAAGTTTATGGAGGTTGATTAACCTCACCAGCACGCTCCACAGTCGCCTGTAAGCGTGCTATTTTTGTCTTTAGATACCAAACCACTGAGAACAATGAATTACATCCAAATCCCCGATTATGCCTATGAGCGCATCCTTAAAACGCTTCAGCAAGGTGTTGATGTGTGCTTAAATGTTGATGGCGAATCTGATGAAACTGAGAAGTCTCCATATTATGCAAATGGGTACAGTCGTGCTACACTGAAGAGTGTGATTGAAGACCTTAAGAGATACAAAGAAGCAGCGAATTAAAGTTACTCACCTTGAAAGTGTCCTAGTAGTATATGATGAACCAAATGCAAATCCAACTCCGTCCCCATCAAGAGCGTGGCGTTGCTGCTATGGCGAAACATAATAAGGGGCAGTTGATTAAACCAACTGGAGCAGGAAAAACTTTGACTATGATCTATGATGCTCTGCGTGAGTTGCAGTCTGAAACTCCCCAGACCATTGTTGTTGTTGCTCCCCGCATCTTGCTTGCTGAGCAACTCTCTGCTGAGTTTCTAGAGTTTATCACTAACGCAAAGGTTTTCCATATCCACTCGGGAGAGACGCACCACGAAAGTTCTACTCGCCCGTATGAGATTCGCAACTGGGTTGATGCTAATGCCGACAATCATCGCCTGATTGTAACCACCTACAACTCTCTTCAGCGTCTTGCTGATGCAGAGATTGATGTGGATACCATCTACTTTGATGAAGCGCACAATAGCGTAAAGCGTAACTTTTTCCCTGCAACTGAGCACTTTGCTGCTAATGCACGGCGCTGCTACTTCTTTACTGCTACCAGGAAGACTTCGCTCACTCCTTCCAAACCTGGAATGAACGATCGTGATGTCTATGGTGACATTATCTGTCGTGTTTCTGCTCCTGAACTTGTTGATGGTGGATACATCATTGCTCCTAAAATTGTAGCAAAGAAGTTTGATGTTCTTGCACCGAAGCAGGTAACTGCAGAGTGTGATAGTAGCAATCTTATGGACACTCTGGAGGATATTGATTGCAAGAAAATCCTGGTCTGTGTTAAGTCTGCGAAGCAACTTATCAACCTGATGTCTCATACTGACTGTGCTGCCCAACTAAATCAGCGTGGTTATTCTTACCTCTACATCACCTCAAAAACTGGAGCGATTATTGATGGCAAGAAAGTCAATCGTGAGGTATTCTTTGATACCCTCAATGCTTGGGGTCGTGACCCTAACAAGAAGTTTGTTTGCTTCCATCGCTCTATTTTGAGTGAAGGAATTAATGTCAGCGAACTAGAGGCGGTCGTCTTTCTTCGCAATATGGATGTGATTGAACTCACGCAAACAGTTGGAAGGGTTCTTCGTCTTGGGGGCAAAGAGAAGGTCTTTGGTCTCTGTGTGGTGCCTGTATATTCCAAAGTTGGTATTGCTACTGAAAAGGCACTCCAACGAGTTGTAGATACTGTTTTTGAGAAGGGTGAGATGCTTGATAGTGTTGTCCGTCGTTAATCCTACCCCACAACTTTATACTCTGGGGGTTCTGCCCCCCTTTTTTGTGCCTGCTGCTAGGGTCGGCACTGAGTCTCACAGTAGACTCAAGGCCACCACTAGAGCAAAACCCTGATTTTCTTGCAATTCTGCTGCAGGGGTGCTATGATACCTTCGTCGCAACCAAATCCATGATTTTTTGGAAAGTGTAATGAAAGAAGGATTTATTATTGGCAAAGGTAACTATGCGGCAGTTCCGTTTGGAAAATCTCAACTGATGGTCATTCACAACGGAGAGCAACTCAAAGTGTGTAGGACGGAAGCATCAGCGAGGAAGTTCATTGATGACCACAAAAAGGGTAAATCACAAGCAAAACTTCCTATCAATTAAAGTTACTCACCTCCAAACTGTCCTAGTATTACAATCACAACTCTCATGACAACTTACCGATTCAACGGTGGTATTCAAACAGGCACCGTAGCAACTGATGCTCGTGCTCGTAAACTTGATGAGCAATGTAAGCATCTGAAGCAAGATGTATATTCTGCACTGAAAGAAACCTATCCAAAACTTACTCTACAGAAGAAACTCACCAAGGCACAAATCCCTGGCGGTAGGGGTGCTTGCGAACCTGATGGTGGCGCTTGGTTTTATGATGGTGTGCTGATTGCTGTCTTTGAGGGTAAGAAACAGCAAGATCGTGGTAATGCGATTGAGCGATGGTTTAAGAACAACTTTATTGCTCGCAAGGTCAATCCTGAGGTTTCTTATGTTACCTTCTGCACTGGCGAAGGTGCATACGAAGATGGACAGATTGGCAAGGCATTGAATGTTGCTCACTTGTATGGTTTTAATCAGTACAATCCTGGTGATAATAGCGCCTTCCTGAACACTGATTGCTTCACAAAAGAGCAAATCAATGCTATAATGGTTGAAGTAATCTCTGAGCGTATCAATACGCTGTTTGGTTGATGGTTAAACCTCTCTTTATGTGGGCAGGTGGAAAAACAAAGGTGCTCAAGCATTATGCACCTTTGATGCCCACCTCTTTTAGTACCTATTATGAACCATTCTTTGGTGGTGGTGCTATGTTCATTCACGCAATGAATGAGTATAAACCTCAGCAAGTATTCATCAATGACATCAACGCAGACATCATTTCCATCTATCGTTGTATCAAAGAGAACTACGATGAGTTCATTCAACGCCTGAATGATTTGGAGAGTCAGTATATCCCACTGGACAAGGCAGATCGTAAGAAACTGTACTTTGATGTTCGGCATCAACACGCATACGATTATGAGAGTTGGTCTAAACCAGTGGAATCTGCTACATTGTACTTCCTGATGAAAACAGGATTCAATGGTGTGTATCAACTCAACAAGAATACCAATGGAAGGTATGGAACTCCCAGTGGATTGTTGAATCAAAAGACAGAAGTTTATGATCGTTCTGTAGTTGAATGGTGGCACAATGCACTGCAAATTGCAACCATCACATCGGGAGATTGGAAGGATTGTGTAACTGATGATCCCGATGCTTTCTTCTTCTTTGATCCACCATACCGTGACAGTTTTGCTGATTATGGCAATGGATTTGGTGATGATGCACTACTTGAACTGATTGACTTCTGCGATCGTCAGGATAAAGTATTCCTTGCAAATCGTGCCGATGATGAATGGTTTGATGGTAAATGTAAGTCCTTGAAGACACATTACTTTAACATCACATATACAGCAGGAAGGCGTAAAAAGACTGAGGATGGTTATGCTGCCAAGAAAGCAAGAGAGATCCTGTTGTATAAGACAGACCGACATTTGCTGATGTAAAAAGTTACTCACCTCCAAAGTGTCCTAGTAGTATGACAAGGCAACCAATGCAAAACAAGCACCTAGAACATCCTGAAGATGAAATCCTGACGGGTAATCTATCTGTTCTGGATTGGTTCAGTGCTGATTCTACTATCAGTGTCAAGATGGATGGAAGTCCTGCTATTGTTTGGGGCACCAATCCTGAGAATGGTAAGTTTTTTGTCTGCACCAAAGCAGCATTTAACAAGAAAAAGATTCGCCTTTGCTATAACGAAGATGACATCTTTACTCATTTTGGTGGACAACCTCGTGTAACTCAAATCCTCATCTTCTGCCTGGAGTTTCTGCCTCGCACTAAGAAAGTGTATCAGGGAGATTGGATTGGTTTCGGTAAGGGTCTTGATACATTCAAACCCAACACTCTTACCTATAAGTTCCCTGAGGTTGTGAGTCAGGAGATTATCATTTGTCCCCATACTTACTACACTGGTGAGCGTATGCCTGAAATGGTAGCGCATCCTATCACTAGCAAGTTTGTGAGCACCAAACAATGCCTGTTTGTGCAACCTGAGGTGTCGTTGAATCCTTATCGTGAAGATCTGGAGGATGTGTGTAAGTTTGCCAAGCAAATGTCAACTCTGTGTGAGTTTGTGAGTGATCGCAAGGCATCACAAATCAAAAAAGAGATCAACGCTTGCATCCGTGAGCAACGTACCATCTGTGAGGATGAAATTGCAGAAAAATGTGATTGTGACAAGAACCTGATCCGTTTGTGGAAGTTGGTGAAGTCTATCAAAGATGATTTGTTCCTGTTCATTCACGAAGAGGACGACATTGAATGTTATCTTTGGGATGTAGCAAGTTTCCACGAAGGTTATGTCATTCATAACAAGTTTGGATCGTTCAAGGTAGTGGATCGTGAGGTATTCTCCCATGCCAACTTCACGATGGCAAAAAGTTGGGGTTGATTAAAGTTACTCACCTCCAAAGTGTCCTAGTAGTATCAATACCAATCAAGAATGTTTAACACAATTTTTGAAGACGGATCTCTTCAAGAGTATATCAATCAAAATGCACAAGATCCTTGGGTCGGTACTTCTTTCCAAGGTTATGTGTTCATGTCACCCAAACAAAAAGGTGAGTTCGGTGAGCGTTTCGTCACCAAATACTTTGAGGCAAAAGGTAGTAAAGTTAAGCGAGCAAAAACTTCTACTGCTGGACATGATCGTGTGATTGATGACATTCTCACTGAGATTAAGTTCTCTCTTGCTACCCGTGACAAAAAGGGTGGAGTGAAAGAAGATCAGTTCATCATCAATCACGTCTCAAAGGATAAGGATTGGGAACGTCTTGTGTTCTTCGGCATCAATAATACTGAAGAGGGTTCTCGTTTGTTTTGGTTTACAAAGGAGGATTTTCTGAATCATCTAGAATCTAATGATTGCCTGTTTGCTCCACAGCAAGGTGGTAAATCTATCGGAAATGATGACTACATTTGCACAAAAGTGAATAAACTGGTAGAATGTGATTTTGTGAAGTCTATTAGCGAATGGTGAATCTTCATCTTGGCGATTGTCTAGATATTCTACCAACACTTGCGGATAAATCTGTAGATCTGGTGTTGGTAGATTTGCCATATGGTACAACTGCCTGTAAGTGGGATAGTATCATTCCGCTGGATAGATTGTGGGAGCAATACAATCGCATCTGTAAGGAAGATGGTGCGATGGTGTTCACTGCAGCACAACCATTCACGACTATACTTGCGGCATCAAATCTTGAGAACTTTCGTTATGAGTGGATTTGGGAAAAACCACAAGGAACTAATCCTATGAACGCGAAAGTGATGCCTCTTAAGTCACACGAGAACATTCTGGTTTTCTATCGCAAAAAACCGACATATAACCCTCAGATGTGGTATTCAACTCCTTACAGTGGTTTCTCATCTGACACAGCAAAGATTGGTGAGGTTTATGGTAAGGCACAATCAAAGCATCGTGATAACCCAGATGGGTCAAGATACCCCAAGACAGTGTTACGATTCAAGCAAGAAAAAGGTTTGCATCCTACACAGAAACCCGTAGATCTGATGGAGTATCTGATCAAAACATACAGTAACGAAGGTGATACTGTTCTTGATAATACAATGGGCAGTGGTACAACTGGTCTTGCATGTGTGAATACAAATAGGAATTTTATTGGCATTGAAATGGATAGGGAATACTTTAAGATTGCAGAGGATCGTATCAATAATCCACTGCTATCTGCCATGGAATAAAGTTACTCACCTTCAAAGTGTCCTAGTAGTATGAGCAACACAATCGTTTCCGAAGTCTACTCCTACCACACTAACTGGAAGGAAGGTAAAGTCAATCAAATGTGGATTGAGCAAATCACTGACAAAGAGTGTGACAATCTCTACGTCGCTGTTGCTCACAATCCTCGCAATGGTTCCACGATGGAGATGAGCAATCCCCGCACATCTTATCACGAAACTCTAAACTGGGTTCGCAACTGGTGCGGCACTTTCTGTATCCTTCCTGCCTGATTGATTATGACACAAACTCAATGGGATGATCTTTACATCAAACTCTACGAAGCGTATGAGTTTGTGTCACTGAAAGATGAGCAAGTTCGCTCTACTCTTGGTGATGCACTTGACC